TGCTGTCCCTGATCAGCACCGTGTCGGCGGAGTAATCGATCGTCGCGGAGCTGATGTTCGGAAGCGTGATGTCATCCGAGTTGATGATCAGGACATCGGTGTTCGCGTTTCCGATGGTGGTGTTCCCGTTGGCCAGCAGGTTACCAGCGAGCGTGGTGGTGCCTGCGACATCAAGAGTGCCAGCGACAGCCGTGTTTCCGGTTGCTGAATCGACCGTGAACTTAGTGCTTGCAACACTGAAATTGCCAGCGACGAGAGTATTACCGCTGGCTGCGGTGACGTTGAACTTGTTGGTATTGACCGCGAAATCGTTGCCGCAAGAGAGAGTGCCAGGAACGGAGAGGTTACCGGTGAGCGTGGTGGCTCCGGTGACATTGAGGTTGCCGGTGATGGCGAGGTTACCGGCGAGGCTATTGTTCTGACCGCTCTGGGTCTGGGTGATGGCCCCGTAGGAGCTGATGGTGCCTGCGCTGGTCGAGATGTTCCCGGCGGTGGTCAGGGATCCGACGGTGGATGCTCCGGTGACATTGAGTGTTCCGGCTACCAGGGTATTGCCGCTTGCGGAAGCGACGGTGAACTTGCTCGTGGCAACGCTGAAGTCTCCGGTTGCATTGACCGAGGTCGTGGCCAACTGAAGGGCGGAATCGGTGCCACCGCCGTCGCTGACGGTCTTGAGGGTGCTGGTCAGCGTGGCGTTATCGGAGGTCTTTAGTAGGCCAGTGTAGGTCGATGCGACCGTGCTGCCTGTGAGTGGGGTTGCCATACTATTCTCTGGGTGGAAGTGCGTACCAACCCTCGTGGATTGTCACGCGGTTTCGGCTTTTGACGACCTTGCCTTCGGAGTCTTTGGCCCACACATGGGCTTTCACATCCTCAGCCAGTCTTACTGGCTGACCTGGAGGAACCATCACCACTCTGGTCGGGGTGCAACCCGGCAGCATCAACGCGAGCATTGAGGCGAGCAGTGAGGGCTTTGTCCGTTTGTCCGTCTTCAAGGGTTTGGTCTTTCTGCTCAAGAATCTTATCGAGAGCTGCCTTCATCATCCCTTGGGTGATGCTTAGGATTGGATCCATGTAAGTCCTTCTTGATGAGTTTTGCGTGGAATATGACGGCCCACACGAAGATGCCTGCTTGTCCGCAGTTGAGAAGGATTTCGGAGTCTTCTGGAGTGGACATCGTGAGGCAGTTGAAGAGTGATCCTGCGGCGGTGGCAGTAAGCGACAGTCTGAGCAGGATGCTTCCTGTCATTGGCCAGCGTCTGACCACTCCATCGGTGCGGTAGAGCAGGATCATGAAAGCAGAAACGCCAGCGGTTAGGATTCCGCTGGCGATCATGTTGATAATGGTCTGTGGCTTCACTTCTTTCGGAACTTGTCGATTACGAACTCGACGCCGTGCAGACCGAGGAAACCCATGATGAACGCCGCAGCGTACTGGGTGTTGCTGTTCTGCATCTTGAAGGCATCGACCACAAGAGGAGTGAGGTAATTGGCCGACAGAGTACCGGCCAAGAGGCTGGTCACCGTGGTGAACCAATCCTTATGGCCGTCGCGTTTGACCGTGAGGAGCGAACCAGCGAAGCCAGCCACAAGAAGCCCGATGTTGATTCCGAGGTCTCGTAGCTGATCCTTCACTTCTTGTCCTCCGTGGGAGCGTCTTGAGCCTTCAGAGCAGCGAACATGGCACCCGTGCCACCGACAGCAGCGGCGATGGCGTTGGCGATGTCACCAGCGATGGCCTGCTTGATCGCAACGGAGAGAGCGGCGAGCAGGACGGCAACGCCGCCAGCGGTTGTTTTCCAGTTCTTCATTCGGGTTTGGGTGTCTGTGAGTTGATGATGGCAGCTTCGATGATGTCGTAGAGCGGAAGGCCAACCTTCATGTTGTGGACGTTGGTGGCCTTCATGGCGATTTCAACGAGCTGGGCGAGCTGCTGGGCCTGTTGCGGTGTGAACTCAATAGTAATCATGCGGCAGGAGCATCAGCGACAACGACAGGCTCGGCAACCACAACCGGAGCAGGAGGCACCCACGGCAGCGGCAGCACCACAACCGGCGGGTTGATCTGGTTCTGGATCTGGCTGGCGACGTTCGCTTCGATGGCGGTCTTGTCCACGCCGTTCTCGAAGCACCAGCCGAGAACCTGATCCTGCGTGAGGTCAGGATACGGCGTGAAGCTACCACTCGGCGGAGCGAACGAGCAGGAGCCGTAGCAGGTGCCGCTGAAGCCATCCTGCGAGCCGTTGCACCTCCAGTCGGCGGTGATTACGACATCGGTGTTAGGGCCTTCGACCGGCTTAACGAGAAGGCGTTCGATGATCCAGTTGATGGAGATGTTCATAGATTAGCGGGTTTCGAGGGTTTGAACGCGAGTGCGAAGCGACTGGATTTCAGCGATGAGCAACGGAACCAGAGCGGAAGCATCCATCTGCTGATACTTCGGTTTACCGTCAGCATCGACTTCATCCTTTGTTCCGGTTACAGCGTAAGGAGCAACCTCTTGCGCTTCGTGGGCAATCAGCATCGGACGCTCAATCGTCGCGCCCTTCATCTTTCCGACATAGACCTTTAGCGAATCAATGATTGAACCACTATTTGAAACAGGTCCAATGATGTCCTTTGCGCGATAGTCGGAAGTCGTGTTGTAAGCAACAAGTCCACCGGCTCGATTGTAACTGATCGACCCACGAACAGTCAGAGAGGTTTCGGTGCCAAAATATTGGAACTCTGCGTCATTGGTTGTTGAAGCGTTCCAGACACCGAGAGTGTAGGAGCCGGCTGAGTCTCCTTTAAGGGTAAGGACTTGCCGAGCCGTTCCAAGATTCTGGATCGTGCTTCCAGAAGAAAGCGCACTCGTAACACCCACCAACAAATTGCCCGACGCATCGAGCGTCATGGCTTGGTCGAACGTGATTGTCCCACCAGCGGTCGGCGTTGCATTGGTGCTGCGATACCACTTAAACGCTTTGTCGCCACCGGCTATTTCGAGATGAACAGCGTTCGTTGCTCCGATAAACTTCCAGCCAGTTCCATCATAGTAACAGTTGTTTCCGAGATAGGAGGCATAAGCAGCAGAATTGGTTGCCAATGCACCGCCATACGCACCAATCTGCAATGCTTTCCAGCTCCACGCACTCGGAGTCACCCCCACGCCGATATTTCCAGATCCGGCAGTAGCAATAAGAACATCTTTAGATCCAGTCTGATCGCGCAGAGTCCAGTTGCCTACAGACGTATCAATAATCTGCTGCCAACGCTGCGCTCCAGTCAGCGTCATCGAGAAGACAACCGGAGTACCAGAATTTGCGACATCGAGACGACTTGAAGGACTTCCCCCCACCCCCAATCCGGTGCTGTTGAGGCGCATGGCTTCAACATCGTTGACTCCAAATATCAGATTGTTCGCACCAGCAACATCAATGCTGAAATCAGCCAACGCACCACCCACGGTGTATTTAGCAGATCCAACATAACCGTTCACGGTTCCAGATCGAGAAAACCTCAATCCCGGACCATTAGCATTGGTCGAATTGATGTTTAGAACCGTTCCAAGTGTTGAATCAAGATCCAAAGGATACGCAGGACTCGCCGTCCCAATACCCACCCGATTGTTCGCGCTGTCCACCTTCAGCGTCGAGGTGTCCACCGTCAGGTCGCCGGTGATGGTGGCGGAGGCGAGCGTGGCGGTGCCGGANNGCTCCGAGGATGTTGTTGACGCTGATCTTCTTGGTGGTACCAGAAGCCGCCATCGTCGTGTCGCTGACATCAACGATCGGAAGCACATCATTCGCGGGATCAGCCGCCGTCAGTGCTGTCAGTGCTGTAATCTTCGTATCTGCCATAATCAGTTAGCTTGGATGATGAGTTTTCCTGTATCCTCCCGCGAAAGGAATGTCGTGTTGTCCTCTAGCAGAAGGGAATCAAATGTTCCAAAGGTGATGACGATCTTGTCCGTGCCGTTCTCCAGCAGGATGAAGAACTCGTCCTCCTGCAACAAATCCCGGCGCAGGATCGGAGGATCGATCGGGATGACGCTCGCGCCACCCACCGATGCCAACCGATTTCCTAGAGCCAGGGTAGTCACGGGTCATCAGGACTGAATCACACCGTTCGTGGCCCACACCACGCCGCTGGAAAGCTGGAAGCTGTTGATCGGAGCCTGAATCGTGATACCAGCGGGGATCGTCACGGTCGAAAAGGTGCCAACGATGTTAGCCCCAGAGATGCTTGAGATCACGGTCGGAGCCAGGAACGTCAGCGCAACGAACGGGCCGGTGTAGCTGGCCGTGTCCTGCACGAGTCGGCCACCGGCGACTCCCATCGAATACTGGATGGCTTGGTTTGATACGTCGCTCATATGTCCCAAATCTTACGAATCTGATTCTTGGTGAAAGTACTCTCGAAGCGGGAACCCTGCCGATCCTCCAACCGGCTGAATCCCTTCTTCACATGATCCTTGAGTTCCGCCTCGCGGGCAAAACCGGTGACCCCGAAGCGGGCCACCGGCTGTCGCATCCAGCGTTCACCCTTGATCACAATGGAATCGGTACCCATCGGAGCGATATGCTCGATGGTCTTGCCTTTGTTCTCGAAGGTGTAGATGGGCATGATCAGCTCTCCATCTCGCTGTCGTATTCCTCAGCCATCTTACGCATGCCCTCTTTGTCCATGGGCTGCTTGGCTTCCATGGCATCCTCGCCGGTCTTCTCGTACTCAGCGGGCATGCCATTGACACTGCGGATCTCGACGTAGGCTTCTCCGCCTTCGAGCTTCTTGAGAATACCGCGAACGTCATCCAGAAGAACCTCGTCACCGATCTCGGGCGTGGCACCTTTGCCATCCTCGGTATCGGTGGAGAGAGCCTCGATAGGAATCGAAATCATGGGCGCATTGTTGTCAGCCTCTTCGCATCCGCAAGCGGAATGAGAAGAAGGGGAACCACCGATTCCTCGATGATTCCCCTTCGGGCCGACGGCGATCACCATGATGGTGGCCGTCTTGGGTTTCATTACAGGGTGCTGGAGGTCTTGGTGCGATGCACGAGGTACCAGACCGGAGTCAGGTTCGCCGGGGAAGTACCACTGGTATTACCGCAAGCCAGACGCATGGCAGCGAAGTACAGCTTCACGCCGACGGTGACGAGCTGGTTCAGCGGATCGCTCTTGTCCGGGGTATCGGTGATCACGATCTTCGGGGAGAGCGGATCATCACCGGTCAGAGCAGGGATGCCAACGGCTTCCTGACCGAGGAAGAACGAGGCGATGATGTCCGAAGTGGAAGTCAAACCGCCACCGCCGGAAGTATCGTAAACGAACTTATTGTTCTCGGTGGAGGTGCTTCCCTTGCTGACAAACGAGTTGGTCTGAACAACCACGCGGCAACCGTAGATGGAGCCAACCTCGCCCTTGTAGAACGGGGTACCCTTGTTGCCGTAGTTGGAGGCGTTCAACCAGTCGCTGTCGCGCATCAGGTCGCGGGCCACACGAGGATCAGTGGCAAGGACGTAGCCACCGTTGATCAGAGGAGCGCGGTTGCGCTTCAGGCGGGTCATGGAATCGAGGACAGCCGAGGCCGTCATCGTGGTGTTAGCAGCGGTCAGATCGGTGCTAAGACCAGTGAAGTTCTGATTCGCAGCGACGAGCGTGGCGGGGTTACCGTAGACGCAAGGGCCAGGGCTGGCGTTAGAGGTGTTGTTACCGCAAGCGTCCGAGTTGTCGAACGAACCAGAACCTTCGGCGGCGGAACCAATCGATCCATTGTACGCAGTGAGGTTGGAACCGATCAGCGTGTTGCGGATCACCGAGTCAACCCAGAGGGCCATGTCCAGACCGCTGGTCTTGGTGGCCTGCTGCAAGCTGTTGAACAGGTCGGTGGCGCGGAGGATGTCGGTGAGGCCGATGACCTGACCGTACTGCGAGAGCGACTTGCTAAGTTTGGTCAAAGCAAGCGAACGATAGTTCGCAGAGCTGATGGCCGTGCCCTCGCCCAAAGTGGTAAGGTTCTGGACACCCGAGACGCTCGGAGGACCGAAGCGGAACATCGAGATGGCCTGATTACCATTGTTCTTGGGAATCGGGGCCTTCATGGCGAACTGATCCAGAATCGTCTCCTGCTGGACGATCGAGAGCAGTTCCTTGCTGAAGTAGTTCTGGAACTGGTTGGTGAGTGTACTTGAGGTCGTGACTGCCATATTGTAGTTGTGGTTGTGCTATCAGGCTGCTTCCCGGTCGAACTCTCGTGACGCTCGCATGAGTGCCTCCCTCTGCTCCTTGAGGGACATCCGAGAGAAATCTTTCTCCTCGGCCTTGAGTTGTCCTGCCGGAACGCTCTTCCCAATAGCTGTCTTCTGCTGGAGCTTTCCAAGTTGTTCCTTGAGAGCCTTGTTCTCGGCCTCAAGCGTCTGAGCTTTGCCTGCGGTATCCTGCAACTTCATCAGTTCAACCGCGTGAGCAAGACCATTTGGCAGCGTTGTAAGAATAGGAATGCGCTGCAACAACTCAACAGTGCGCTTGTATTCATAACTAGACTGATCTTTCAGCCAAGTCTCCTTCTCGGACAACTTGTTGAAGTTATCTGCCCATGTTTTTGCGA